GTGATCGGCACACGGAAATCCCCCGCCGGCGCGCCCAGGGTGGAGGTATCGAGATCGTTGACGACCTCTTCGATCGGCTGCGCCGCGGCGATGAAAAACGCCTGGCTGATAACGGATGCCCTGCCGGTATCCGGCACCGCAACCTCTATCCTGATACGGATGTAGCGCGCGGTGATGGGGCCCGTCACGCCCACCCAACCGGAATACGCGCCGGCGTCCGTTTTATAGTTGTAGGTGACGGTGACGTTGGCGTTAACCGTAGTGAGGCTCAATAACGGCGTGAACAGGCCGTCGAATCCCAGGTCGATAAGCGCGCCACCGGCGCCGTCCTCGTGCCGGTATTCCCACGCCGAGACGGAGGCGAAGATCCAGTTCGGATGAGTCGCCCAGGTGATCATGTTGGCCCACTGCTGGCCGGCGGCCGTATCGCCCACCAGATCGCCGAATACCGAGCCCAACGAGCAGGAGATCTTTTGCCCGCTCCAGCCCTCGCGCACGAGGTCCAACTGCGTCAAGCTGCCGAGAATCGGCGGATCGCCGAGCGTGGCCTCGACGACCTTGGGCGTGCCGGAGACGTTACCGGATGTATCCACTGCCGCCACGCCGAAAGTGAACGTACCGGCCGGGAGCTGCGCGGTTTCGTACGGGCTGGAGAGCACCATGCCCGTGCCCTCATCCGAGAGCTGCTTGGTGAGCGCTCCCCAGGCGTGCCCGGTGCCAGGCTGGTATCTCAGCAGATAACCCGCGAGGTCTTTCGGCAGCGAGGGCAGCGACCAGCGGAACTCGCGCGTGCCGTCCGGCATCGTGTTGACCAGCAGAGACCCCGGATCCGGCGGCGGCGCCGTCTTGCCGATCACAACATGATTGAGCTCGGTGACCCAGGCGGAGACATAGCCGAAGGCGCGGGTTCTGATCCGCACCGAGTACCCAACGCCATCCTCCACGTCCCACACGTATGCCTGGCCGAGCCCCAGCTCCGCTGTTCCCACCGGTTCCCACACGCCGGCGGGCCGTAGCACCTGGATGCCGATAGCCTGGGCGGCTGCATGGACGGGGTCGGTCCACTCCACCTTGATGCGAGAGACTACCGTGCCGTCGCTTTTCACATAGGCGGTAGCGTCTCCGGAGCTCAGCGTGAGCCCTGTCGGCGCATCCACCTGGCTCGGATGGGCGGTGTCCACGGCGAGCGCCGTCGCCACGTTATCCGACAGGATGCCGGTCGGATTGATCGCGCGGCAGCCGAACGAGTAAGTCTCGTCTCCCTGGTTGAACTCCACCCGGAAAGGCGACCCCGGCAGGTTGCCGTCGTGCAGGTTGATGCCGGGCCCCCAATCGAAGGTGGCGCCGATCTGATAGCGGATCTGATAACCGCCTCCGCCCTTGATGCTCACGTCCGGCACGGCGTCCCAGGTGCAGGTGAGGGAGCCGTCGGCGCCGGCCGTCACGCTGAAATTCTGCACGTCCGAGGGCGGCGCGGTGGACCCCTCGATGATGTGCGCATCGATGGCGGACCAGGTGGAGACGAATCCGCGCTTGGCCACCGCGCGCAGCCGCACCTCGTAGGTGACGCCGTCCTCCACGTCCCACACGTACGCCTGGCCGACGTCGATATCCACCGTTCCCGCGGGCTCCCATGCGCCGCCTTGCCTGCGGATCTGGATGGTGATGGTCTCGGCACTGGCGTGTGTTGGATCCGTCCACTGCACCAGCAGCCGTGAGACCACGGTGCCGTCTGCTTTTCGATACGCCGTTGCGTCGCCGCTGGACAGCACGATGTCGATCGGCGCATCTACATTACTCGGGTGGGTAGTCGTGACGCCCAGCACGGTGTCTGCGTTGACTGACTCGTTGCCCGAGGTGTCCACGGCCTTAATACCGAATGAATAAACGTCGTCGCTCGCGGTGAACTCGACACGCACCGGACTCTCCGTCACATGCCCGCTGGTGAGCGCGGTTGCCGTGCCCCAATCGAACGTGCCGCCGAGAAGGTAGCGGATCTCGTAGCCGCCGCCGCTGACGACGTCGACGTCCTGCACGGGCTGGAACGAGGCGGTGACGACGCCGTCCGTGCCGGGCGCCGCGGCGAAGCCGGTGACGTCGGCGGGCGGGGCGGTCTTGCCGACCACCGTATGATCCGCCGGCTCGACCCAGTCTGACGCAAACCCCAGGCGATTCTCTGCGCGGATGCGCACCTGGTAATCGGCACCGTCGACCACGCCGACGATATCGGCCTCCGTGGTGGCGGGGCCGGTCACGTGCGCCGGCGTCCACTCGGCCGCGCCAACCCGGCGGTACTCGATGCGGTAGTGCTGCACGTAGGCGTCGTCCGAGAGCGTCCACTCGACGTGGATCACGGACACGATGGTGCCGTCGTTGCCTTGTCGCAGATGATTGGTCCCGCTCTCGAGCGTCACGCCCGTGGGTGGCGCAACCACCGTGGGATCTGTCCAGTCGATGGTCTGCTCGCCGGCGCCGAGCGCGATCGTCGTCGGGTCGTCGTCGTAGCTGGTCGGGTCGTCACCCTGGAACACGCCGGCGATCTGACCGTCGGGCTTGAGAGAGAATTTCAGCAGGCGAAACTCCTTCCCGCTCCACCCCATGAAATCGAGATCCCACGCGACCACGTCCCAGTAGGCGATGTCGAGCGCGGCCTTCTTCAGCGGCGCCTCGAAAATCACGCCGGTGCGCGCCCGGTCCAGCTCGATGCGGGCCAGGCGCTGCGCGGCAAAGACCGATTGCGTGAACGGCAGCTCGATGTCCCGGTAGATCCGCTCGCCGCCGTCCTGGGTCTCGTAGGTGGCGTTGGTCACGACGGGGAAGTCGGTGTCCTGGTACGCGCGAAGCGGATCGACGTAGACGCCGCGCACGGCGTTGAACAGGTTGTCCCGCCCGGGCTTCGGCCGGATGCTGACGCCGCCGGCGATGTCGGACTCGGAGAGATTGGGGCGCGTCACCACGCCGGCGGCCGCGCCGTGCACACGCCAGAGACCGCGCAGCGGTGCGATGGTGCCCGCGCTGGCGGTGAGCAGGTCCTCCATCACGTCGCGCATGCGGCGATCGCGCGTGAACGATCCGTTGCACGTGTAGCGCCGCTCCACGTGCTGCGACGTGCCGCCGGTGCCGGTGGCGGTGACGTTGACCGGGATCGTGAAGCTGTCGGCGTCGACCACGGTGATCGTGTGCTCGCCGTTGATGTCAGGCGTGTAGCCTGTGGTGCCGGCGATCTGCGCGGTATCGCCGGTTCGCATGTTGTGCGCGGCCGCGAGGTGCAGGGTGCCTGGGTTGCCTATGTCCGCGCTCGAGATAGCGATGGCATCCTGCGCCGGCGCCCACTCGTCGCACAGATTCGCCTGCGCCTCGAAATGGACCATGTCCAGCTCGCTGTCCGGCGCGCCGAAGCCGTGGCCGCCGCGCAGATAATCGAGCTGGCAAAGCGCCGCGTTGTCGGTGTACCCGCTCGACGCCGTGCGCGGATCGTAGAGGTCGTTTTTGCCGCGCACGACGAATCGCGGCGTCGGCAGGCCGCCGGGGAAGGTCTTGTCCGCGTCGCTCATGTCGAGCCTCAGCCACACCCAGGTCAGACCCAGCCCCTTGTGGTCGTCAGTCCAGGCCGCGACCTCGCTCACCAGATCGGCATCCGGCCCGGCGTGCGCGCCCAGGTGCTCGACGATGCGCACCTTGCCCGCGAATTGTCCGGTAGTGACGTTGCCGTTGCCGTCGCGCGCGCCCGCCTGGATGTCGTCCAGCCAGAACTGGTCGATCGCCTCGCACGGATGGCCGGCCACGAACATCACCATGTGCACGATGTCTTTTTTTGTGCCGGTCACGGCGGCGTAGACCAGCACGCCGGACACCTTGTCGCGGCCGTAGATCATGCGCATCGGCGCGGTGGAGCTTCGCACGATGAATTTCTTGCGCGAGGTCTCCGAGGCGAGAGTCGATCCTGACGGGCGTTTCTTGCGGCTGAGCTTCTTCGTCACCGCCATGATCGCGAAGTTGAGCGCGAGCTTGATCACCAGCGACTTGACGGTGAAGCCTGCGACGAGCGGGGCGAGCGCTGCGGCAAAGCCGGGCATCAGATCCGCCAGGCGGCGAGCGCCGCGCTACGGCTCACGTACACCAGTCCCGCGGTCTGCGCCGGCACCGCGACGACTTCGCCGAGACAGATCCCGGCGGCGCGCGTGCCGGCGCGGTCGACCAGGGCGACGTCGCCGCGCCCCATTCGGGCGACGTTCGACAACGGCGGTCCAAGACGCTCGGCGATGGCGTCTTCGAGCGACCCGTGGCCCCGGGCAACCAGCAGGCGCCCGGCGCCGATCTCGCTGTCGTACGCCCCGCGCCAGTCGCCCAGCGGATCGAACCCCGTCATCGCCAGCACGCAGTCCGCGGCGAACGTCACGCAGTCGTGCGACCCCCAGGTGAACATGCTCTCGCGTGCCCGCGCGCACTCTTGCGAGAGCGCGGACTGCCATGCATGCCGGCGCCTGATCACGGCGAGCGGTCCTCGATGTAATCGTCGGTAAACTCGCCCATGCGGTCGTAGTTTATGTTGCCCGACGAAGTGACAACCCGCGCCACCGGGCTCGACGCGCTCTCCGGCGTACCGAGAATAAGCTCGCGTTCCGCCATCTCCGGCATGAATTCGAAAAACCGATCGCCCGGGTTCACCGCCTGCTGATCCTCGTCTGTGCAGCGCCGGATGTTGGCCTGCGCCCACAGCACCGCCAGGGTCTGCAGCTTGAGAAACACCGTGCCGGTCTCGTCGTCGCGGGTGATCTCGTTGCCGTCCATGCGCATGAGATACGGCCCGTCAGGATCTGGAATCAGCGCGTAGTCGTCGTCCAGCAGGCCGAACCACAACCGCGCTGTGCGCCCGTGCATGTGCTCGTCGCGCGCGATCTGCAGCCACTTGTCCGTGAGGCCGGTGGCGTTCACCGTCAGGCCCTCGGCGCTCAGGCCCCCGCCCTCGACGATATCGCCGACGCCGACCATCTCGCCGAGCCCCACGAATGTATTGCCGTCTACGGTGAGATTGCCGCGCCAGGTGTGCACCCGCTCGACACCGCCGTCGAAATTGAGCTCGGCAAACACCACGGGCCGGTAGATCCGCTCGGCGAGCTCGTCCGACATGGCGGCGGTGAGCGGCCTCCCCATTAGAAGTCCTCCAGCGCCGTGAATTGCACGTCGACGAGCGAGCCGTGATGGCGCGGCCGGCCGTCGTCCTTGGTCGCGAGGCGGAACAGCGTCTTCGGCGAGCTGGTGGCGATCGCCGCGTCGTCCGCGGGCGAGACCCGGATCGGCGGCACGAACGCAATGGTGGCATCGCCGAAGGCGTCCGAGTCCACCTGCGCGGTGACTTCCTTCAGCTCGCCGCCGAACTCGATCAGATCGCCGGGCAGCAGCAGGCCGTTCTCGCTCGCCGTCCAGCCGTCAGTGACGATCGAGAGCCCCGTCTGCGATGCGCCGTTGACCAGCGGCGCGCCGAGCGCGCTGCCCTGGGGAGACTCGCGGGAGTGGTCCCACAGGAAAAAATTGTTGATCGGTCCGCGCCGCGCCGAGAGAAAATTGAGCAGCGCGCGCACGTCCGCCGTGGCGCGCCGCAGGCGGGTGAACGACAGCGACGCGACCCATTGGTCACCCGCCATCTCCGCGACGTCGGCGGAGCGGTCGAACGGCGACACGATCGCCTTGGCGTTGACCTCCAGGTGGAACTCCACGCTCTCCGGCCTCGGTGCGGTGGGGAATGTGTCCATCATCGATCACATTCTCGACAGCGGCCCGCCGGCGCGCTTCTCCTCGCGGATGCGCTGGATGGTGATGTCGCTGGTCTCTTTCATCGCCGCGCGGATCTTTGCGTCGACGCCGGCGTCTGCGCCGCGGGCGTCGATGTAGTAGTTGATCGTGATCCCGCCGCCCGCTGCATTGTTGCGATGGCGCGGGTCGTTCTCCGTCAGCACCTCCTCGCCGCGGCGGAGAATCGCCGGCACTTCATTGCCAGCGAGCCCTCCGGAGTGGAAGCGTGGCGCGGCGGCGAAGACCCCTGAATTCACTGCGCGCCTCGGTGCCGGCTCGCCGGCGATGCCGCCGGTATGGAGCAGCGTAACGCTGGGGTTGAGCATAGAAGTCCCGGTCTCGAGGAAGCTGGGCCCGCTGCCGCCGATGCCCCCGCCGATAGTGCCGGACGAAAAGATGTCGGCGGCAAATTCCGCGAGCTTGCCGCCCAGCGGCTCGGTGACGGTCTTGCGCAGGACGATGCGCTGGATGTCCTGGGCGAGGCCCGCGAGCGTCGCGCGTAACCCTTCGCCTTTAACGATAGCGTCCTCGAAGGCGCTGCTGAAGCTGAGCCCGAGATCGCGCGCGGCTTCCGCGGCGACATCGGTCGAGTCTTTGATGCCGGCCTCGAACTTGGCGATGCGCGCGTCTTCCAGATCGATCTGCTTCTGGACACGAGCGCTGTCGATTTCACCGAGACGGCGAGCGTGTTCCCGGGTCGCGCGCGCTCGCAGCTCGGCGAAGCTTAAGATCGATGCGAGCTTCGCCGCCTCCGCCTGGTCCAGCAATGCGATCGATTCTTTGTGCCGTCGCCGCTCGGCCTCGATCTCGGACTGCAATGAGTAGGCCAGCGCGTCGAGCCGCTTTTGCAGCGCCTCGGTTTCCTTCTCGTTGGCCGCCGTCGACGCTTTCGTGCTGCCGGTAAACTTGTCCGTCGCTGTCGCGGCGCGCTCGGCCGCCTCGCGAAGCTCCGCGTACTTTTCCCGCACCTGCTCGAGCTTCGCCGCGAGCTGCTCGCTCGGGAGCTGTCGGGTCAGGAGATCTTCCAGCTCGCGCTTCAGCCCGTCGAGCTCGGCGCGAGTGTCCTGTCCCCAAAGCTGGATCGCGGAACTGTCCAGATTGGAGAGTCCACGCATCGCCGCCAGCAGCGGGCCGAACTGCGGCGTGACCTCGAGCACCTTGCGCAGCGCCGCCGGCACCTTGTCCTCGAACATCGCCTGGAACTCGGCAGCCTTGGCCGTGATGCTGCCGAGCCCCTCGAGTATCGTCAGCTTCCAGGCCGTGAACGATATCTGAAGCAGTTTCCAGATTGCCTCAATGCCGCGCCAGCCGTCGGCCATGACGCCGATTGCCTTGACCACGTTCTCGATGCCGTTGATGGTCGCATCCGACCAGCGCTTGGCCATGTCCTGATTGCCCTGCAGCGCTGCGCCCAGGTCCTCATCGAACGTGCTGACGACAGCTTTCAGGAAATCGAACAGGCCGGCGTCCATGATCTGAAGGCGGAACTCCTCCCACTTGTCGGCCAGCATCGACATGGACCCGTTCCAGGTTTTCGCGAGCTGGCCGGTCGCGCCGCGAAACTGCGAGGTCGTCGACTGCCATGCCTCCATCAGGCGGCGCTTCGTCTCCTCGGCGGATACGGACACGCCGGCCGTGAATCCCATCATCGCCAGGGTCCCGCGCTGCTGGAAGAGATCGGCCGACAACGCTCCGGACGAGAGCATTCTTGCTACTTGTTCGGTGGTCTCCTCGATGCCGAGTCCCGCCGCCGCCGCGAGATCGGCGATCAAG